GTTGCTAATTGGTAACGTTCTATTACTTCGTTTACGTTTTCTATTTTCATTTTAAATCTTGTTTTAAGCGTTCTAAATAAAGTATGCCATCCATTAACTCATCTTGTGCGTGTTCAATCCAATCAAGCGTGCTTAAATCGGTTCTTTCAAGTGTTACTCCGTACTTCTTTAAACCATCGTCTGCACGTTTCTCAAACTTTTTAATTACGTTTAATACTATTCTATCTATTTTCATAACTTTAAATATATTTTACAATTTCTTGTGTTTATGTAAATTGTATTTTGTTTTAAATTTCGTCTTCATCCCAAACTTCTACTTCTCCGCTTCCCTCGCATTCTGGACATTCTACAATTTCCGTACATCCACCGCAACAATTCCAAGCTGGCTGGTCGCAATCTTTGTCTACTTCAATTCTGCTTGAATGTTAATTAAATTTTTCATTTTCTTAGTTTTAAATTGTTAATAATTTCTGTAAATATAAACATTATTCTTTAATTGATAACTTTTTAATCAATTTATTTTTTACCTCCCAAAACTGGTGTATGTTATTAGCGTCTAAAATATCAAGTTCAATATCTGTTAACTGCAATTTGCTTTCAGGTTCAATATCACAAATAGCTAAATTCAACTCTTGCTCAATTCGTGTGTTTAGTTCTTGAAAATCTTGATACTTTATATTTGTAGTGTAACATCTCAATCCGTGCAAGATTGTTGCGTGATTCTTGTTAAATAGTTTACCAATTTGTGCCAAAGTCCATTTGTCATTTCTAAGCTGCGTGTACATAATTGAACGGATATATACTAATACTCTTGCTCTGTTTGGTGTTGCTAATTGGTAACGTTCTATTACCTCGTTTACGTTTTCTATTTTCATTTTAAATCTTGTTTTAAGCGTTCTAAATAAAGTATGCCATCCATTAACTCATCTTGTGCGTGTTCAATCCATTCAAGCGTGCTTAAATCGGTTCTTTCAAGTGTTACTCCGTACTTCTTTAAACCTTCGTCTGCACGTTTCTCAAATTTCTTAATTACGTTTAATACTATTCTATCTATTTTCATAACTTTAAATATATTTTACAATTTAGTGTGTTTATGTAAATTGTATTTTGTTTTAAATTTCATCTTCATCCCATTCTTCTTCTATTTCAACTTCTCCGCTTCCTTCACATTCTGGACATTCAATCACTTCTGTACATCCACCGCAACAATTCCAAGCTGGTTGAAAGCAATCAGTAGATACTTCTATTCTGCCTTTACCTTCGCATTGTTTACATTCTACTTCTATCATACTGCTAAAATTTCTTGTTTAACTTCTTGCCAATAATTTATTTGAATTGAAAATCCATCTGTTTTTAAATAATTCAATATCTCATCAACTGCTATTAATGCACATTGTTTGAGTGTTGCATTAAGCAATGCTTCGCTTGGTGGAATGCAACCATTTCTATCAAATGGATTAGAATATTTATCTACTAATTCTTTTGCTTTTTCTTTTGGTGTCATACTGCTAAAATTTCTGTTAATACTTTTATATATGCTTGTTCAATTCTTTCAAGTCCACGTTTGCAAGTGTCTATTCTGTTTAAGTGCTTTGCAATTATGTTTGGGAATTGTGTGTAATATTCTGTATCTGCTTTAATCCAATCAATTCTTGCTTTCATATCTTGGTGCATCTGCATCAAATTACTTGCTTTGTTATGTAGTTTATAGTTCATCGTTTCTCATTTAAATTGTTTAACTTAATTTCTCGTATTCTGTTTAATCTTTGCACATCAAACGTAGTAAAAAATTGCTTTCTGATAGCATCGTTAATGTGGTTGCCTTTTGGTACGTACTCATTCTCAATTGTAGTAGGTACATAGTTAGGGTTAAATGTGTTGTGTAATGTTTTCATTGTTTAAAATTTAAAAGTTTTGACAAATCTACATATAATGTTTATATATACAATACTTTTTAACAATTATTTTTAGTTTCCCAATGTTTACAATACTTTCAGGGCATAAAAAAAGTGGAGATTTCTCCCCACTTCTAACAATTAAACTAAAAAACTATGAAAATTCACTAAACAGAATAAGCGAATCGTTGCAAATATAACTATTTTATGTTATTACGCATCTTAAATTGTATAAAATCCATATAAGTTTTGTTGTTTATAGTGAACTTTTTATTGCAAACTTGTCTGTCTGAACATTGCATTCTGTGTTGAATAGTTCCAGCAGATGTTGTATACATACTTTTGTAATGTGGTAACTTGCCACAATTCGGACATTCGAACTTTTCGCCACCTCTTAAAACTGCATAGTTAACTTTGTGCTTTGTGTACGGTGCTAATCTTTCGTATACTTTCTCCAGTACTTTTACATCCATATCGCAGTATTCAACCATTCGTTTAAGTGCTTCATCATCTTTGTTAAAAATGATTGCTTTCCACATATCCATTCCTTCGTGTTTTAACTTTGCACCAACTCCAAGAAATTTAGCAATATAATCTAACTTATTTGAGTTAAAATTAAACTGGCTTTTAGCGTGTTTAAGCGTGTCAATAGTTTGGTATTGTGGAAACATATCTAATTGATGAAACAAGCAACGTGTACGCAACCATTTAATATCGAATCTGTCGCCATTGTGAGCAACTATTTCATCTGCTTTGTTTAGTTCTTTTATAAACGCTTTTAAAAGTTTCTTATCGCATTGGTTTTCATCCCAAGTTAAGTTGTGAACCTCGTCTTTACCTTCCCATTTCCAACTCACACAAATTATAGCTCGTTCTTTAATAATATCGTCTGGTTGAATGTTTAAGTTGTAACCACTTCTCCAGAAAATACCAATATTAAACGATGTTTCGATGTCAAAAAACAATCTCTTTCTCATAAATAAAATTTAAGTAAATAAAAAAACCACTATTAAAGTGGCTTGTAAGATATATATTGTGTTTTACCACCGATTATAATTGCTCTTAACGCTTGTTTTCGGTTGTTACCTTTTCTATAAGATATGTGAAACCAATTTGCGTGTGCATCGTTTCCAAACTCATAGATAGCTTGGTCAAATTCTACGTTTTTAAGAATCCAATCAAACAATTTTCTATTTGTTAATTCTAAATCAAACGCTTCTCCTTTTGTGTGTTGGCTACCAGACGCACCGCCTATTAACTTGTTTAACTGCTCACATCTAAAACCACTTGTAATTTTAATCGGTACGTTTAAATGCTTTCTAAGTGGCTCAAATACATTCTCGCATAGTTGCATAGCTTTGTCAATTGCTATTAAACCCATTGAATTATTAATTCCTTTTTTAATTGCAGTTGGAGAATAGCAAAATTCTTCCATTGTAACGTGTTTACTTAAAGTTTTCATAGTATTTTTGGCTTAAAGATAAACGAAATTATCGTAATGCAAATTAAACCAATAACAATTAATAAAAGCGTATATGGAAATGGCTTAGTTTTAACACGGTATTCTTTGCGAACTTTGATTTTTTCAAGTCTAAGCGTATCTCGTTTAAGTTTATATTCTATTCTAATCTCTTGACGTGTTTTAGGCACGTATAAACGCTTGTACTGAATGATTGTGTCTTTAGTGGTAAAATACTTCTCAAAGTAAAAAGTGTCGTTTAAAACCACTTTAAATGAATCAATTGAAGCAATGCGAATTGTGTCACTTGTTTGCTCTAACTTTGCACCTTTTTTGTATGCTCTGTTAATATGCCATTTAGCCGAACAACCTGAAATGTAAAACGCTAAATAAATAACAATAAGCCAAAGTATCAGCATTGAGAATAAGTGCTTGAAATCTATTTTCATTCTATTATTTTTTTCTTAACATTCTTTGCTTGTATAATCAGCTTTACAATTTTAGTTATAAACGAATAACCTTTTACCTTCTCAAACGATTCATCCATACTTTTTACCTCAATACTAATCAGCATTAAAGCAATAACTTTAGTAGCTAAATAGTCAACACTAATAACTTCTTTTGTCAAGTAGTTTATAATAAAAAAGTCAGAAGCATAAACTAACATAATCGCACCAACGTAACTCATTAATTTTGGTACGAATCCGTGACGGAATGTTTTACTATTTACTTTCTCTTTTAACTTTGTCGCTTTCCAGATTCCAAAACAAGTATCTAAAATAGTGGATAAGGCAACTAATATTATAATGCCTTTAATTGGTGCAAAGAATAGAATTAAAACCTTTAAAAGTATAGCAGAATTTGATGCAATCAATCGAATCATATAACCATTATTGAATCAGTGTAACCATTGTCTGCATTTCTTGTTGGTCTGATATCGCTATCTCTATTTAATACGCTTGTGAAGTTTGGAAACAAATCTCGTTCAGTATGCAAATAGTTAACCAAGCGTGCCTCGTAGAAAGAAGCCTTTTGTCCGTAGTGGTCTTGTGCAAATGCTACTTCGTTTTGACTAACTGAATTAGAGTAATCGCCATTCTGCAATTGCAAACCTTTATTTTTAAGCTGGTAAGATAAACCAAATACTGCATCCTCAGCACTTCTCCACGCTACAATTGGTTGAATGTATGTTAAAAGAATTTCTTCGTTTGGCGACAATGTTTGTGCGTTGTACTTTGCTAAAATATCATTATAAAAATACGTACCTAATATTGGCTGTATTCTTAAATCCGATTGAGTACGAATGTATGGCACAATATCGTTAACATCACAATTTGCCGTTATCGGTGTTTGTGTTTTTAAATAGTTCTCTGTAATAAAATATATCATAGTTCAGTAGTTGTATCAGTTGATGGTTTTAATCCTATTAAATCTCTTAATTCGTCTGTTGTCATTGCTTCAATTATTTTAGTAGCTAAAGCTGGATTAACTGAATTAATAATGTTTGATATGTTTGAGATTTTCTCGTCAATTTCAACAATAGCCTCATTAACGATTTGATAGTTATTTATTACAAGTTCAGCTTTGACTTTTGCGATAGTTAAAATCTCGTTTACAATGTCTTCAATAACTTGACGCATTGGAATGATTGTATTTTTTTCAAAGATTACATACGCTTGTTTAATATCAGAACCCGAACCAAGTTTTCCACTTACACGAATGCCCATTAAAATTGGGTCTATTGTATGTGCTTGACAAATCTTACTATCAATGCTTTCTGTCGTTACTTGAAATACGTTATCTAAGTTGTTTGTTGGTATAGATTCAATCGTAGGTAACTGGTCTTTATTGTTGGCAAAGAATGCAACTGCTTTTCCAGCATTTTGAGCACCTTTTGCACGTTCTATTGTGTCTCTAATCGCTTTCTTTTCTTCCTCTCCTTGTGGTTTCTTTGGGAACATCATAGCAAATGAAGGAAAGATTGAGTTTAAAATGTTTGACTTTTGTAAGTAACTCATTTCGCCATCTAAAAAAGCCCAGTTAAAAGCACTTGTGTAGCTTGGCAATGGATAAACGTCTTGACCTACTTGTAAATTCTCATAAACATATAACTGCTCTACGTCTGTACATTCTTTATGGTAGCGTTTAATCTGTCTAATATCAATTTGAGAACTCCAGTCATCACAAATAGAGTAATAAACTCCATCTTTGTCACGTCTTACTTTCTCCGCACCAATAGATTTAATACCAACCAAGTCGCCAAGTGAATTAAAACGCAAAATAAAGTATTTTCTGTTGTGTAAAAGAACGTCTTTAGTAATTGACTGCAAAGAACGTCTTAAATTCAAACGTCTTTCAATTGCATAAACATCTACTTTGTCCATCGCACTTGCTTTCTCGTCAATCTTTAATTCATAACCACCACCGATAATTGCGTTAGTTTTAAAATCCACAATTGACGAGTGTAATGGACTTGTATAATAAAGTTGGTTAATTAGTTGAGGATATAAATTGTCGTCTCCAAATCTAATATAACCATTAGTTTGTTGCCTTGCGTTTACATACGGCAAACTTAAATTGCCACCCCTAACTTTTAAGAATGGTGTTGAGAAAGATTGATAGCTTGACGTTTCAGTCATTTCTACGCTTGTACTCTTTCCGATGTTAAAACCAAATAATTTCATTCGTAAATTGAATTAATAACTACTCCAGAAACAACCATTCGCCCTTCTTCAACTGCATTTAATCCAGTTTCAATAATAGGTAAAGTCTCACTTTCGTAGATTGTATATGTATATTGCCCAATGTTAAACGAATCGCTTGTCGTTTCATCCATTAAGAATAAGTTATATCTGTCTATGTGTTCCGAAATATCAGTGCCAACCCAAAGAATAGGCTCACTTGCTTTGTTAAATTCGTTTTGAAATACGAATAAATAATATGGGTCTGTAATTGTTGAAGACTCAGTCAAAGTCAAACAAATTTTATTCTCTTGATTTTGTTCAATGTAAATCATAACTATATTGTGTTAAATTACAAAAATGTTTAAAACAAAAAAACCCCCACCAATTAAGATGAGGGAATTTTGAAAGTGCTAAAAGAAATTAGTCAATTAAACCAGCGATGATATCCGCATCTACTTCTTTTGCTAAGTATAAATTCTCTGCAAGTAATACTACGGAATAAGAAGAACCATCAGCTTTCGCCGTTCCAGAACCTTCAGTTACCGCAGACAATTGAGCATTTGGGAAATACCAATACTTCTCGTTTGCGTCTTTAATGATAACCGCTAAGTCTCTTTGTCCTTCTCCTAAGATTTTCAATGAACGAGATTTTGAAGCCTCACGTCTTGAGAACATTAAAGTAATTGTAGCAGTTACGAATTGTGAACCTTTCACTAAGTCGTTAGATTCTTCTTCTGTGTAGTTACCTGAGTTTCTACGGATTTCAAAAGGGAAGAAACCAGAACCAGTAGTTGTCATTGCATCAATTGTCCAAGTCGCATCAGTTTCTGTAATAGTAGTGATGTTTGCTTGGTCATTAATTAATACTTGAGTAATCCCACCGATGTTAGCATCGCATCCTTTTGTTATTGATGTAAGTGTTGTACAAGCCATTTTGTATATATTTTACAAAAAAAAAGGTGGCGTTTATTGCACCACCCTTTCTTTTAAATTAGTAATTATTCTTATGAGTAAAGAACGATTTCTGTTGGGTTAACATAAGCGAAACCAACTTTTAAATTCGCACGTGTACGTAAGTAAGGTTCAGCAACCGTGTCATTCAAGTTAACTGCTTTTAATGCTTTTCCGTCTCCTTCTCCGTCAAATGCGTAGATTAAGTTAGATTTCAAAGTCAATACCATATGGTTGTTCGGCATACCTTCAGCAACTACAACTTTAATTCCTAAGAAAGTCAAAGCTAAAGGAGTTGTGATATACGTTTGAGTGTTACCAGATGCAGTAGCAAGTTCTAAAGCGTTAGCAATGTTAGAAGAAACATACAATCTTAAATCAGCTTTTTTACGACTAATTGAAGCTGGTGCAGCGTTCAATACTTTTACGATTTCAGCGATAACATTTGAAGATGTGATAGTCGCTTTAGCAACGTCAACAACTCCAGCATCAGCTTTTAATTTTTTGATGTAACCATCGCATAAAGTAATTAATTCTAAACTAAGTCCCATTGGAGCAGTAGCTGCATCCACATCTCCTTGCCAACGTAGGTACTCAACATCTTCAGAAATTTGCATAGCCATTTCATTCCAGTAGTAAGACATAAAAGATGCAACAGAGAAATCTCCGTTAGAACCTTGTGCCATTTGTAAAGCTAAAAACGATTGCTCCAAGTCAAACTGGCATAATTGAGCCATAGCAGATAAAGCACAAACGTCAATATCAACTGCATCTAAAGAATCAGATGGTGCAGTGAAGTTACAATTTGATGCTTGTAAAATTGCTCCAAAAGTAACAGATGCTAATTTTGTAGCACTTTTAATTCCTGGCAATGTACGATAGTTATCTACGATATCCTCAGCGATGTAAGAACGACCATAGAACTCATTAGGATTAGGACATAACAATGCATTTGCTTCGATGTCCAAGTCAAATTTAAGATTTCTTTCCATTTTATTATTTGTTTGTAAATGCGTGTCTATACGCAGTAAAATTTTGTTGAGCAGTTAATTTAGTAGCAATTACTTCTTCCGTTGGCTCAACTTCAACTTCTAAAGAATTTTTTAATTCTGCGATTAATTGCAGAACTTCGTTAATTTTTTCGTCAATTAAAGGCATAACGATAGAAGTGATTGCTTCTGTGTCCATAGCTGGGTCGATTGCCATTGCAACTTCTTCTTCAACTACTTCTTCTTCTACAACATCTTCCATAGCTACTTCTTCTTCGACTGGAACTTCTGGTGCTGGCTCATTAGCCAAAGCAACTTCTTCTTCCATTACTACATCTTTAATCTCAACAACTTGTCCGTCTTTTACAACATAGATTTTGTCTTCGATTTGATGTTCTCCGTCTGGTAGATTCATACTATATTTGTTTTGTGATTGCAATTTTGTATCTTTCAACTTCATACCTAAAAACCCCTCAATCGAGAAACCAACTTGTCCGCTTTCTACTAACTTAGTATAGTACTCTTTGTCAGTGATTTGAGCAGTTAACATTAACGTTCCTTTTGGTACACTAATACCATAAGAAGAAAGTGACTTATCTTCCATTGGGTTTTCTACTATCCACGCTTCTAAAATGTAAGCTGGTACATCTTGACTTTTATCGTGTTCTAAATTGAAAAGATTTTTGTTGTTTAAATTTAACATAAACTCAGAAAAGATATTCTCAATTTCTTGCTCTGTAAATTCAACAAAGTACTCCTCGCCATCGTCATTTCTGTAAATCTCCATTGGAATCATTGCTGGTGCAACAATTCTCATTTTAGGCTCATCTGCAAAATGGAATACTTGGTTTGAGTTAAATGCCATTCCTTTAATTTTAACGGCTGGTTTTGAAGTGAAAGCAACTTGCTCAATTCCTAACTCGTTCCCCTCTGAATATTCAGGGTCGATAGTTATTTTATAAATTGGTAAATTCTCTTTCATACAATTAATATTGTACATTTATTATAAAGTGTTTAAAAATTTGTATATTTGCTAAAAAAACGTTATGGTAAAAATTAAAGAATTTGATGTTAAGAATGAAATCAATGAGTTCACAATTGAGGAGTTCGAGAATGTTTCTCGCATTTTAAATGATGAGGATGTAGAAAAGTTTGAACGATGGGCTAACCTTTTAATTTATTTAGGTGTGCCAGAGTCAGAAGTTTACGACTTAGACTTTACAGAATTTGTAAAATATATTGGTATATTTTCAGATACTAAAGTTAAACCCTCAAGTGAGTTTTGTAAATCAATTGAGTTGGATGGCTATACTTACACATCGCACGAAGATGAGTTGAAGATTTCAGTACGTGAGATGAAAATGATTGAAAAGCAAGTGTCTAATAATCCACACAATTACATTAGTTATTTAATGTCGGTTTTATTTAAGCGTAACGACTTAACAAAAGTAGAACACTATACAGATGCACATATCAAACAAAAAGCAAAGTTGTTTAGTTCTTTGTCTGCTGAACTTGCTATTCCATACGCTACATTTATTGGTTTAAAATTATCTAACAGAATTGAGAATGCACCTACCGAAATCGTGGAGTAACATCTCGGTAAGTCAATATGCAGAATTAAAAGGACTTGATGCGAGTTCTTTTGATTCTGTTTTTGATTATAACCTTGAGATGCTTTCTATTATTACCGATACCGATATAAACGAGATTGAAGACTTAGATTTTGATGAGATGACTGCTATATTATTGCAGTTAAATTGGATTAATCGTGAACCAAACAAGCCCATTAATCGGAATATTGCCGATTTACACTACATAGGATTACAACATTTAAAAGTTGGGGAGTTTATAGACCTTGAATATTACTTTACTAACAACTATTACACGCATCTAACCGAAATTTGTGGTGTTCTTTATAGAAAGTCTAAACTTGACGAATGGAATAACGTAGTATATGAACCTTATACATACGATTTAAACGAACGTAAACAACTATTTAACCAAATACCTTGCTCAGATGTTTATGGTATCTTAAAAGACTACATTTTATTTAGAGATAATTTTATGGAATCGTATATAAATCTGTTTCAAGAACCAGCAACCGATGAAATCGAAGACGATTTAACAGATGAGGAAGCAGAAGAAGTTAAGAAAGAAGACAATCTAAATAAATGGTCGTGGGAGAAAACGCTTTACATCTTAGCAAATGAGGACATAACCAGAATTGACGATGTCCTTAAAATGAATTTGATATTCGCATTCAATATGCTATCAATGAAGACTGACTTGCAACTTTAAAAGAATGCAGTTGTCGGTGCGGTTGGTAGATTAGGATAAGGCGAATCAATCCAATTAAACTTGATTGAAACAATAGGGTTATTTAGAATCTTAGCCATATCTAATAAAGGGTAGTTTTTAAACTGCCACGCAATGTAGTCTTGAGTAACTTCTGCAAGAATATCTTTTACATCTCCACGTTGTAACCATTTGTCAGTAATTGAATAAGGTGGTATACCTCTACTTGTACCCTCATCTAAAAACAAATAGTAAAACATTGCATTGATAGTGACGTTAATTTTATTTAGTTCGTCTCCAGTCATTGCAGATATTCGTATCGAATCGTATAACGTACCAAAATCAATTAATCCCAAATCTCTAATTTCTTTCTGTAAAGACTTAGCCAATTTATTACGTGTTGAATATTTTACTTTAAAGGTTGCCATTAGTTCGGTGTTTCAATTGGTATAACACACTCTGGTAGATTTGCAATTTCAAATGTAATAGTCATTACCCAGCCAGCACAATAGTCCAAATCAAAATTATTTAATGGTGTTGTGTTCATTGGACTAATTACGTCAATACTCAAATCTACTCCATCGTAAAAGTACAAATAAAAATCGTTTAGTATCAATTCAGTATCTGATAAAATTACGTTTATATTTTGACGGTCTTTTTGAATTATATCCAAACAATAAACATCAAAGTTAAATTGTCTTGTATTAAGTCCAGCACTTGTTGAAGTTGGCACTGCATAGACAATAGGATACTTCTCGTCTTTAGTAGCAAAATTAGGCATTTGTTCTTTGAAGTCTGAACCGAACTTTTTAACTTGTAGATGTGCGTTACAAAACGCAGTCATTTTATTAATTATAACTTGGTAACTCATAGCGTTGCGGATTCTTTTATTTTATTCATTTTATTTTGTGATGCCGTTATTTCAGATTCAACAACAACCGCCTTAATAACTGGTTGATTTTGTAAACCATTATTTGTAGAACTTAGATTGTTTGCTTGTCCATTACCAGATGCAAACATTTGAGTTTGTGGATTCATTGATGGTACAGATGCAGTAGCACTACCACCACCACCAGCAGACGCACCAGCACCACCATCAAATGTAGTAGACGAAATCTTTTTAATGTTAATCAATCCAGCAGCCACCGCAATCGCAGCCATAACCGCACCGAGTATTGGGTTACCAGCAGATGCAAACGCAGAAGTAGCACTCTTATAAGTGTCAATTGTAGCACTTGCTATATTCGCAGCCTTTTGAACTTGGAACGCTTTCTTTTGCGATGCTTTTGATTTTCCAGCAAATGCTTCCGCTAAGTTACCAATCGTTTGTAAACCACTTTGAACCGCTTCAACTTTTTGTGCGTTTAGTTTTGCTTCTTTGTCTTCTTCCTCTTTTCTATACTTGTCGTTTGTTTCTGCAAGTTTCTTTTTCTCCTCGTCATTTAATGCTTGAAGCAATGCACTATCCTCTCCAGCAATTAAACGTTTAGCTTCAAAGTCAGCTTTAATCTTTTGAAGTTCTAATTGTTGTGCAGTCTTACCAGTTTCAGCTTTTAATTTATTAAACTCTTCATCCTTAACTTTTTGTTCTGCATTAAGTTTATTCTGGAGTTCTACTTTTTTCGCATCAGCTTGTTTATTCTCTTCAAGTGTTAAGTCTAAATATTTTTGATTGATTATTTTCTTATCATTAAACTCTTGTTCTTGAAGTTGTAAGTCAATAGTTGCACGTTCCAGTGCGGTTAATTTTGAATTTTTAAGATTGTCGACTCTAAGACGTGAATACTTTGTTTCATTTGCTTTTAATTCTTTAGTAATACCCTCATCCATTAATGCGATGTTTGTATCTTCTATTTGTCTTGCAGTTTCTAAACGTTGTTTAGCGTATTCTTTTTGTTGCTCTCGTTTCTTGTCGTTTGCTTCTTTGTTATTCTTAACGCTTTCTTCGTTTGCTTTCTTGTCGTCTGCTACTGATTGTGCTTTAATCTTCTTAACGTTGTATGTACTTTCGTCTATTAAGTTTTTAGTTTCTGTTAAACTATCTTTAATCGCTTTAATCTGGTCTTTGTCTAAACTATTACTTATTGCATTATCTTTTAATTGTTGTTGAAGTGCCTCTTGTCTAAGTTCTGCCGTTTGAATTATAGCTTTTTGTTTGGCAATCTCTAATTGAGTTGTATTTTTACCTTCAATTCTTGCAATCTCAATTTGTCTGTCGTATGTTTTTACTATTCTGTCGCCTTTAGTCTTGTAAGAATCTGCAATCTTTTTATTTGACTCAATAGATTTTTTAGCTTTGTCTTCTTCTGCAAAGTTTGTAAGCCCTAACCAATCAGCAAAATCTTTTAACTTTTGAATAACAAATGCAATTGCCTTGCCTATTGCATCAAATATAGGTTTAATTAAACCCAATTTATTTAAGAATAAACCAATTGCAACAACAATAGCAATAATAGCAGCGACTAATAAGAAGATAGGATTCGCTAATAGTTGAAGCCCAAACGTTACAAATGCTTTTCCTAAAGAACCAACCGTGCTAATTAAGCCTTTAATTGAAGCTCCAACGTCAGATGGTTTTAAACCAGTCAAAGATTTACCGAATACTTTTGCTTTGTCGGATGCTTCCTCAAAGTCTAAACTAAACAATGAGTCTTTTAAAGAACTAAATTGATTACCTATTGATTCAAACTTCGAACCAGTAGCAAAATTCTTAACGTTCTCATTTGCATCTTTTAACTTGTCAGATAATACCCCAGCACGTTCAGCAAGTTGTTGCATTTGTTCAGGGTCGGTAGCATTTGCTAACTCCCCTTTAAGTTCTCTTAACTCGCTTTTTATTTGTGCTAATCCGTTTAGCTTAATTGGTATCTCAATGCTTTCTGCCATAACTATATTGTCAGTCTTTTAAATTTCGTTTTATAGAGTTACTATGTTTAACGTTCCATTTGAGTGAACATACATATCCCCAGCAGTAAGACCTGAATCTTTAGCTTGTCTTTCATTTTGGAATACTGGAATATTTGCCAATCTAACAACTCCAAATTCTGCGTTTGATGCTTTCACACTTGGCACAATTATACCATCGTCTGTGGGTGTTAAATCGTTTCCTATCCACATTCCTTTTAAACCGCTTCCAATTACGTTACCACTTCCCATAACAATCGCTTGAGCAGATGAGTCTATTGCATTGATGCTATTGTTTACGGCATTGCTTATTCCTTGAAAGATTGACGAGTTTTCCGATTGAGTAATCATCTTTGGAATGCTACTTTTAAACGCCACCAAATCAATATCAGTATCAATGCTCATCAACTCTACTTTGGTAAGTAACTTTTGGTTAACTGAATAATCAATTATTTTGTTTATAGTCCACCAAGAATTATCTATGCGTATTTTATCATTTAATTTTAATGATTGAATATCTAACTCGTCTAAGTCAAAGTAAGCAATTAACATTTTACCAGTATTAATCTGCGATATAGTTCTTCTCCAATATTGGTTATATAAGTTGTTGTTTGTAATTTGGAATCCCGTATAATAATAGAAATCACACAAACCAAAGTTAATATCAAAACTCGGATTTAATGGGTCATCCCAATGTCCAGCGTATGGATATGAAGTTAAGTTGTTTTGTCCAGTAGTTCCATAATCGTACAAATTAAACGTGTTGCAAGCTTTCAATCCACCATCGTACAATATTCTCAAATTAACTTTAGGCTCTGCAAAGCTAAACGATGGAACGAATGCGTTAAATGGAGTTTGTAATAATGGCGTTGGACTAAAGATTAACTCTTTTTTGTCGACTCCTTTTATATATTCGTTGTCAAATGTGAACTCAACTTGACCAAAAACTTCGCGTGTTGTGTCAAAGTATTTTTTATTTGCTTCGTCTGAATCTTGTTTGTATGTAAGTTGTATTTTCTTTCCAGTTAATTCAGGTAAAAATTGCAATGTTTGGTCGCTATCTTTTGCGAGTTTGTAAGTCCAATCTTTCTCCGTGCCACTATCAACAAAATTGTCACGTGTTGTTAAGTTCAATATGTTTGGATTGTTTTTGTCTGATTCAATGTAAAGGTTATACATTTGAAAAATAGACTTTAAGAAATCCTTTTGCTTTATCTTTGCTGGTATAAAACCACCTAAACTAATATTTGTACCACTTATTACCGTTGTTGAAGATGGTAGTACTTTTATTTTAACTGAATTGGCTACCATTTGAGAATTGATAGTAACAAATGAACCCCAAGGAGAACTACTTGCACTTCTCCAATTCATAGCATTAGGGCTAAAATTGGCATTAGGTGCTATTGATATGTGAATCCCTATTGCAACTCTCAAATCATCTCCAGCAACAATTCCAGAAACTGGTATGTTAAAACTTTTAAGTTTATTATCTATATTCGTAATTGGTGCAGAACTTAATGTTAAAGGCACACTAATAGGGTCTGAATAAGTTACTGAAATCTCCGCACCATTTTTATATATAGCTATAAATGGTCGAATATACATTGCTGAAAAATTGGCAGTACCACTAAGAATAAGCCAATTATCAATTAAGTATGCAATTGCACCACTTGAATTAAGTAAGTTAATTGAGTAGTCAATATCCACTTGGAAATTATAAGCATCTCCAGTACTTAATGTAAATGGTGTGTCGTATGTTCCAGTCGTTGGATTAAATAAGTTTAATTCATCTACTAACTCAGTGTAATTTGTAACAAATGTACTTGCTGGTGTATTGAATAAAGTACTAAATGATTTTGTTGCCGTTGCCTCTACTAAATAATTATTATAAATATCTCTTTTTACATTTCCAACAAATGGAATAAGTAACTTATCAAACCTATCAACTTCTAAAGAATCCCAATTATAAGTGAATCCTTGTGATGAAAATATTTTATCGAAGTAAGTCTTTGCATATATTGCTGGCTTTGCTTCTTTGATTGTGTAAGTATTTGTATTCTGGTAACCTAACAAATATTTGTAACCATCGTTTACATCGTGCGACCAACTCGACACAATATTTGCCGAACTAATAACGTGGTCTAAGTCGCTAAAGTCTAAATCTGTTAATTCGCTATTGTCTAACTTTACAAAGAAATCGGATGCATCGTCTTTTACTAAAACTTCATACTCAACAGAATCTTCATAGTTAGCCGTTTCTTGTTTTTTGTTTACAGATAACAATTGTAATACTGCATTTTCTAAAATAGGTATTCCATTTTGAATAATGCTACATCTTGTCAATGTGTCTATGTTAAAATTTCCAGTTTGAATATTAACATCGTAGTAGTGATTCAAAAGATTATGATTGTTCTTTGTGCCACTTAAAATTATAGACTTTGAAAACGCACCGCTTCGTTTCGATACATCTCGAATATCAGCAACTCCGAAATTCAAAGGAAAAGCAGTTCCTTCTTTGACATCTAAATAACCACTTTCTAATTGAATCTGTACGTTAAACATTTATTGTGTTTTGATTTGCTAATTTAATTGTGATTGTTTTACGAATAAGGTTCTTGTTGCGTCTGCGATTAACCTCAAACGATGAGTCCGTTACTTGGCACGAAATATATTCATCTCCGAATCTTACAAACGTCAAAGGCGAAGTAAGCAATTGCTCAAAGTAAACATTCATTTCTTCACTCATCCAATCGGTGTTAAGTTCAAAAGTTTTGTCTAATTGAATTGAGTATGCCGTTTGACCAAATTCAGTAGTCGCATAGTTCCACATTTGAGAACTTACAAAACCCTCATTTACTTTGTTATAAGTTTGACGTGCGATAGTTCCGTTCTCGTATGATTTAAGACTAAAACCAAATGAAGCGATACTTCCCATTCTGTCCATAAAATAAACATCGTATTCATTGATTCTACATCTTTGGTCTATATCAATTGTGTACTGCTCTGAGTATGGGTCTCCACCGCCATTGAACAACTGAAATTGTATGAATGTAGTATCGTCTTGAATTATTGGTAACGTACCAGTGTAAGACGTTGGAATAGTATCAACCCCAATGCAAATCTGAGTTATCTTTTTAGCAATGTCAATTTGTGTGATATACTGGTCTCCATTTGAATTAAGAATCTCACAAAACAAGTCTGTATCAATAAAGTCATTTGCTATGTTGAGCCACAAATTTTGTGTTGGTGTAATTGAGAATCCAGTAGTCGGTAAGTCAGTAACAAATAACTGCGTACCAGTACCATCAATTAGATATTGATTCTCGTTGTATGTGGTGTAATCTACCCAAGAACGTACTCCATTAAAAACATACTTGTCCGATTCTGTGATTATGGCTAAAGTTTGAGTCTTTCTATTGTCTGCATAATAAACATTGCCATCAATTGACGCATCGTTTACGTTCGACCATAAAGCACTAATAGTGAATTGAGTTGAAGACTGCACCGACTTAACAACAAATAAACCCTCAATAAGTGGATTAGCAAGACCATCGTCTGCTTGTTTAATGCTTACTTGGTCGCCTACAACAAACGTGTGTGTTGCACTTGTGATTTTTACGAATCCAGCATTATTGGTTAGTGAACTCGAATAAGCAACCCCTTGTATGTATTCCTCTCCAATCTTAACATCGTAGTTGTAATATGAATTGGTTGCGTCTTGTAGCGTTAAATTGGTTGTATCGAAATCGCTTGTAACTTGTGATTGCAGAAGTTTAGATAAATCTATTTGTCCATATCCATCGTTGAATCTTGGTAGAACTTTATACTCTCCTATTTTGGTAGCCGTACCACTTGCATACACTTGAAAGATATATTTAAAACCCAACTTGTTTTTGTTTGTTGAGTTGTATATAAACATCAAAGGGTTGTATGCTGGTGCGAAGTCGTAAACTTCTGCAATCTTAGTCATCGCCATTATACTATCGGTGTTACTTCTTTTGGTACTTATGTAATCAATTCTAATTCTTTAACCCACATAAACTTTTCGTTTGTGCAGTTTATCATTTCTTCAGTTGAGATGACCCAATTATCATTTGCATCTTGAATAGGATTAAAGTAAGAATCATCTGTATACAATTGTCCAGTTAATAAATCTTTTTGTTCTTGGTTTAATAGACCTACTAAGGTGTTTAAGTCTTCGGTTGTAATTTGGTTTATTTTCATACTTGTCTACCTAGAGTTGTTTGTAATTTCTGTACTGCCGTGTATAAGTTTGATGCTTCATCACTTGTTAAACCATCTCCAATTGATGCAAAAGCAAATTGTTTAGCAGAAAATTCTCCGTTATTAATACCTAAAAGGTACATATTTGAAGAAGGTAATGCTAAACTATTTTTCGTCATAGTGTGTATTTGAGTACCATTTTTATATAAATTTTGTGTTGTAGAAGATGGTCTATTAAATGTAAACAATCCTAAACTTACATTTGTTGTGCTTGTAATTCCAAATGGAACATCTGAACCCATTAAATAATATTGTTTACTATCACTAAATTTAGCATTACCCATAAAAAAAGTTTGTACTGGAGAAAATTGTTTAACTCCAAAATCGCCTTGTGATGACGATAAGTCTGTACGAGAATACAAAGAGACAGAAGTACTATTCAAAGTTAATTGAGATGATGGAGATATGAACGTGTTTGCAAATCCATTAATTCCATTACCTTGTATGCCATTACTTGAATGCGTAAGACCACCACTAAAAGCAAGTCTAAAAGCTCCATTTGTATCTTGTGGGTCTTTTAAATTGAATTTATGAGTCGTAGCAGTACCCCCAACAAATGGATAGATAGCTTTCATTTTATCCCAAACTCCGTACGTTTTTAAGTCAACACATAAAGAATTAATAGCACCTTGAATTGTTGGGTCAGTGATTCCAGTAGCAGATAAAAAAGCCGTAGCACTTGGATCTGGTACAGACAAAAACGAAAGTCTATTATAAAGCGAGTAGCAATATCCGTACATCTTAACCTAATACTAAAGCGATTGAACCACTTGTTAAAGTCACTCCGCTAAATTGCACATCGTTAATTGGTGTAATAATTGCACCAGCTTTAATTGCTTTTGTTGCGTCTGCTAAGTATGTACTCTTTGCATCTGTACCAGCAACACGAATAGAACTAAAGATAGTGTCTTCAAGTACAACAATAGCATCAATCGTTTTATTTACTGCCGTTGTATTGTTTACTATGTACGTTCCTAAGTTAGCGACTAATTCGCCCATCAAATTTGTTCCCATTTCTTTTGTTTTTATTTATATTGTTTTGTTTTTAAATTTCGTTTTTAAAAAGCCATATAAGCATCATCTGAATAGTACATCTCTCGTATGTAAGTTGTAGCGTATCGTATTGCATCCATAGCATCGTCAAATAACTTGACTGGCTCATCTGTTATTATGTCGCCTATCTTCTTCCATTTGTAGTTGTCGTATTCCTTTTTCAATGGTGGATAGTCCTCTGCATATACTCCGAAAGTTTTAACGTTGTCAATTCCTTTTTTAACTACCTTATTCGCATTGCCTACATTGTAACCAGCCGTTTGTAATTCTGCTATGATTTCTGGTCGTGAGTAATCAGCTAAGATGTCAGCGTACTTATCAATTCCTAATTGGTCGAACCTTTCAATTAATTGCGTAGTCGTTAAATATGATTCGTATATAATCGGCTCAATGTAAATATCTTTGTCGCAATAGTAAACTTTGACCAATGCCGTAGGGTGGTTATATCCAAAATCTAAGCCATAAACAAAATTCACAAAGCGTGTGTCTCTATGCTTTACAAAAGTCCAATTTGAATAGATGTTTAGTTTGCTTACTGCTTTCTCCCCTAATGCGTAAATCTGATATAGTGCTTCGTCTGTTCTTTGTAAGTCTTCAATCTGTCTTTTGATTGATTCTGGTAAGAATGGATTGTCTTTATACGTTGATTTGATTAATACGCTTTCTTGTTCTGGTAACTCATATAACCAAGATGCCGACTCAGATGGATTGTAGTCAAATATAAGTTTTGACTCAGTACGCATATTCAATTGTTGGAAATCCTCAAACCATAACTCATTTGCTTCATTGCACCAACCGATATCACGTTTACGCCCTCTAATCTTTTGCTCATCGTCAACACTAAAGAACTCTACAATAGAACCATTTGCAAATCGGTAGATATTCTCACTCATATTGTGGTTAGACTTTTCGTACAAGTCCAAGTCTTTAAGCACCTCAAAGAAATCTCTCATAACGGTTGCACGTAACGCTGGGAATGTTTTACGAACTATTGACACTACCTTGTTTGGATTTGCCAAGCACCACACAATAAGCAACTGACAAAGCGAATAAGTCTTGCTTGAACGTGAACCACCTTGATTGATAAGAAAGCGAATAGAATTGTCTTCTAATGCTTTATAGTTCTTTTCAAATACCTTTGTCGCTTTGATTTCCATTTGCAGTTTGAAACGCTATGTGTAGTTTTAAAAGTTGTTGAGGGTCGTTTACTATGTTTTTATCAATTGTAACGTGTACTCCTTTCATTTTGTAGATATATTCTTCTACAACTGCTATCATATAAATTGGATTATGATGCGTCATTTGAACCTACAATAGTAATTTTAATATCGTTGACTTGTTGACCTTGTGTGGTTACGTCTGTACGTTCTGTTAAGTTATTTAAGCGTTGAGTAATTGATGGATTGAATTGTCCAACCATACCACCCTCGATTTGGTCTGTTCTGATTTCATCCTCTATATGCGTACAGATTGTTCGATACTCAATATATGAATTATCGGTATTTGAAAAATAATGTACTATTGTAACTCCTTTCTTATGGCAAAATGTTCTAAATCCAGACATTGTCAAAGGTGGTAAATGAAACTCAGAGACTACTCCTTTTGGTGTTGCCTTTTGTATTTCTCTTGGTGTTAAACTTACTTTGTACTCCTCGAATAGTTGGTACATTGCCTCTGGTGTTTTTATATACTTTGGTTTCATTCGTAGTGTTTTAGAAATTCGTCTTCACTTACCATATTAATCATTACTTCGTGCGGTTCGTCAGATGTGTACTCGTAGAAACAAACGTGTGTATTCTCATCTACTATTGCATTGACCATTCTTTGCATTCTTTCGTACATAGAACGTGAATAGTGAATTATAAAGTATCTCATTGTACTTTCTTTTTACGTGTTGTTTTCTTTACTGGTGCTTCAATAATTTCAGTCAATGCTTCAATTACTTCTGGAGAAGTTGGTGTAAATTCTGGTTCGTGCGATTCGACCTTTTCGTCTTCAAATAAATGCGTGTAACCTAAAGCAATAAGTCTGCGTTCTTGCATCGGTTTTATAGTATTCAAGTCTATTTTTATCATACCCAAAATTCCATCGTTAATAGTTATTACCTTTCCTTTATGTTCTTCCTTTACTTTCATATCGTTTTTATTTATATTGTCCGTACTTTTCAAAATGTTTTATTGACTCCAGCATCTCGTTAATCATAAAATGTGCTGATGTGTGACTGATTCCAAAATGCTTAGCAATCGTGCGACCAGTAGAAATCTGCTTATCGTAATACGTCTCAAAGAATATCAGCTTAATTTTGTCCGTTATTTGTCCCCTATAATTTTCTAATATCTCCAATCTGTCGCTAAACTTTATTTCATCTTCAAGTGAATCATCAATTGAATCTGGTATGTATTCGTTCTCAACTGAATTTATTATCTCTTTCTTTGAATCTGTCTGCCATAGTAATTCACACTTGATTAAATGAAGAAACATTGCTTTTGCTTCGTGTTCTTCTTTGTACTGGTACTTTGATTCACTTGCTTTAATGTAAGCGTTGTTTATTATCGTATCAATGTCAAGTTGAGAATTTAATCTACTGACAAAATACCTTGTATAACGATTTATTTCATCGTAGTTTTTGGTAATGTAGTTATTTAGTAATGCTATCATACCAATTGTAAAAGTCTTTTATCCAAATTCTGCGTCTTACTTGACTACAAAAGCATTCCTTTTCTTTAACTCCAGTTTCTTTAATTCGTATTGCAGATAGTTTTATGCAACTAACTTTTGCCGACTTAATAATTGGGTCTGCATCTCGCAACGATTCGATTAAAGCTATTTCAGTTTCTGTAAACATAATTGAATTGTATATGCAATAAGTGAAACAAAGCAAGCCATAAAAAAGTCTTGAAAATAAAAAAGTGCAAACCAAAAAGATAAGCACTTCATACAACTAACTGCGGAATAAATCGCATCGGTGTATTTATTGACCTCAATTTGTAAAAATAACCTATCAAATTGACGTTGTAATGGTTCAAAATTAGCAAACCACCACGCAAAAGAAATTAAAAATAGTACTTCCATATTTGCAAATATAAAATATTGTATTATAGACGCAACATTTTGTTAATAAGTTATACTACATAAGGTATAAAAGCAATAGTTTGTTAATAAGTTATATCAATTATGGTATAAATTCTTTACATTTTTGTTTGTAATACTCTGCAAGTTCTTTCAATTCATCCTTTGTAAACTTTCTTGTTACGTATGCACGTTCACGTAACATAGTAAACTCATCTGCTCCTATCTTGTTCTCTAAGTGTATTCCGTATTCAATTAGATTGCCAGACAAAAACGTATTGCAGTGTTCACATTGTAAATGTACATTCATCTCATCAAATCGTACGTTTGTATGTGTTCCAGCAGAAAAATAGTGTCCAGCGTTTTCTTTTTTTGGTTTCTTTTGGCAACTGATACATAAATTTCCAGCATCTCGCATACGAATATACTTGTTAAAATTAGTTTGAGCAATCTTAAACCAGTCTTGTAAAGTCATCAAGTCTTCTTTTAACGCTTTCTTACGCACTTTCTTTATCTTTTCAAGGTTCTTTATTGCTTGACGTGTTTTAGTACATACAAAGCAAAGTCTGTCCGTAGTTCTAAATGGTGTAAATATCGTTTCACATTCCTTGCATTTCTTTTCAAAGTTATTCTTAAATTCCATTCGTCAAGTTTTCGTTTATCTTTTTCAACTGCTCTACTTCTCTTGTTAACTCCATTACTTTTTTATGTTCTGCATATAGTAATGTTTGGTATTGTTTGTTTTCATCTACTAAAATATTAAAAGTAGTTCGTGCGTCTTGTAAAAAATCAAAATGTTTTTGCATTGACTCAATTAAATCTGTACGATGTGCATTCTTTTTTTTGATATCGTCTATTGAAATCTGTAAAGACTGCGTTAACGATTCAAAAGTTATTGATGCTTCTATTATTGCTATCTGTTTCAAAATGGTAAATTATCAAATGAATTATTTGGTGTTATTGCTTTTGTACTTGGCAAAGTTAATCTTTTTATCACATCTTTACCTCTAACTTTAAAACCTAAGCCAAAATTGTAGTCCATCATCATTGGCTCGTTTAATAGCGTTGGCTTTCCTCCAGTATCTGTATCTTTAATCTTTACTACCTCAACCATTGTGTAGTTCCATAATTCGGGATGTTGTGTCAATCTGTGTACTACTAAAAAATCGTCTGCTTTATTTGCGAATGCTTTACCGCCTTCAATGTCTGACTTTAATGGTGGCATAACGTGACCAGACCATCCGTGCTTTTCTGGATAAACTGCCGAACGTCTACCACTTGCTGAACTTGGATGAGCATTTATGTAGATTGTTTTACCATTCTTTGTGAAGTGCTTTAAATCGTTTAATACATCGTAGTTTGAACTATAAGACATCGGAGTTTTTAAACCATTGAACGGGTCAATTAAATGTACATCGCATTCTGCTTTATCAAATATGTTTAATAATTCGTCTGGAGTGTATCGTTTGGTATTATCTACAAACTTAAACGAGTCTTCTAAAATTGTTTCGTATCTTCTAACTTCGTTGTATGTTAAATCCATAAACTTTTTGCCTGCATACATTTGTATTAAGTCACGCATAACTTTACCTTGATAGTTTTCATCCATAAACAAACAAAACTTTAAATTGTGATTTGTTGCAAGTGCTAAAAAATACCATTCTAAAAAATATGTTTTACCTACGTTATCGTGTCCTAAAATTATATTTAGTTGTCCTTGCTTATGAACGAAGAAATCGTCTAAGTCGCAACCTAATTTTAAACCAGTTGGTATTTTACCATCTAAATAGTCGTTTAGGTATTGAGTACTATGTCCGTTGTTTAAAATCATAATTCATTATTTAAAAATTTTATATTAGACAGTGGTGCTTTTACTTATTTAAATGGGTTGAAAGAAAATGTCGACTGGGATTTATATATTGATCAATATGCAAAATTTATAAATAAACATAATATTGATTTATTTATTGAGCTTGACATCGACTCAGTGGTTGGCTTGAAAGAGGTTGAAAGATTAAGAGATAAACTGGAAAATTTAACCAACAAAAAGTGCATTCCCGTTTGGCATAAAAGTAGAGGTCTTCAATATTGGAAAGATATGTGCAAAAATTATGATTATATTGCTATCGGTGGTATTGTTACTCAAGAAATAAAAAGAACTGAATATGCAATATTTAACCCATTATTAAAAATAGCAGCTCAAAATAATTGTAAAGTTCACGGCTTAGGATTTACAAATCTTGAAGGGATAAAAAAATATAAATTTTATTCGGTTGACTCGACAGCGTGGTTATATGGTAACAGAGGCGGATATCTTTATAAATTTACTGGCGAAACAATTGCCAAAATAGCCCCAAAAGGCATGACATTAAAAAGCAGAGAAGCGGCTATTCATAATTTTTCAGAATGGTTAAAGTTTTCACAATACGTAGAAAATAATTTATGAAAGCACTTGTTTTATTATCTGGAGGTCAAGACTCAAC